TCTAGCCATGCCTTTTGCCATAAATACTATTTATGCGTATTCTTCTGTTCACAGTTCTAAATTGTATAGCTTGTGATGCGCACCGCAAACAAGTTATTGAACTATGTAGAAATTGCTATGTCAGTTTGAATATCTATGACATAGATGACCCTCGTTATTTGACTACAAGTCTTGCCGCAATGCGAAAGTGGAACATTCAGAAAACACCTTCAATTGTTGTACTTGACGAATGTGGAAATCTCGTCGGAACAATTCAAGGAATCAATCACTCTCTCGAAAAGCTAGGAAAAATCATTCATGAAAAACGACAGGAAGAATGCGGACTTAAACGATCCGGACTATGATTTTGGTTTCTGCGCTGTAAACGAATCCGAACTGGAAGTCGTTCAGACAGCTGAAACTACGAAACAAAAGGCAGAACTGCTTTATCGCGCTATTCTCCCCTTACTCTCTAAGCTAAAGGAGAATCCAGAGAAGGATTACATCTTCTGGCCAAACCGACTGCCGAAAGTCGTGGAATTTGAGGAAAAACTACGAAAAATCTACGAAATGTAAGATTTTTCACAATTTTCTCATTTTTTTATTTACAAGTCACAAATTTTGTGGTAGAATTTGGTGTACCACAAATCTTCGCCATGAAAAAGATCGTGACCAAACAATCCCTGATTCAAATGCTTGAACAGAGTCAGGAAATGAAAGTTCAAGTCATTGGCCGCGCCCTCGTTGCGCTGATGCATCGCCAGACTCAAGATGAGCAGCAGCAGAACACGACCAGCCGTCACAACGGCATCGGCTTTACTCCAGGTGATGCCTATGGCGGCACGATCACCGCGAAGTATTTCCTCAAGCATGGGACTCTCCAGGAGTGGCAAGTCGAGAAGTGGATGAAGCCTACTCGTACTGGTCTCCCGCGCATCTGCAAGTATGATCGCCAGCTGAACGAAATCGCTAACGAAAAAGTCTCCTCAAAATGAGTACCTATCTTATGGAAGCAGAGATGAATTCTCTGATGGAACAAGTTCGGTTCCTGCGTAAAGGACACAAACTCCACCCAGGTGCTAAGGCTCCTTACCTCGTGAAGGTCGACGATGCTTGGTATGACTTTAAGCAAGTCCGGACTCTTCGGAAATTCCTTGAACAGTGCACCTTTCCCGAAGCCTATCGTGTCTTCCGCAATGCCGACAAGGGTATCACCATCAATCTTGACGTATGAAACTGATCGCTGAAACACCTACCAAGTTTAAGTTTGCAACCGAGAACGGAACCACTTGGGAACGAGAGAAACTTACTTGGGCAAGTAAATCCATTCTGCTGAAGGATTGGAAAGATGCTCGCAATCTCTACATTCCTAGCGAAAGCGATCTGATCTTTTTCAATGATGCAGACTATCGCATGCAAGTGACTAATGATCGTGACCAGAAAGATCCTCTCTTCATTAGTGTTCCATGTCGCATCAAGCCAGGAACCAAGATGATTCTTCAGATCTTCAATGACGATGGTTCTGTTGACGAACATCGGATTCGGAAAATCTTCAATTGGTAATCATTTTCTGATTTACAATCTGCTTATTTTGTTGTAGAATTACTCGTAACCACATTATGACTCTTACTCTGAATCACTTCACTCCGCCAAAAGGCAGCACGAAAACTGTCCTGCTAACAAAATCCGAAAGGAAAGAAATCGGTCGCAAGAATCTTGCGGACTATGTCGTTCGATCCTTTCCTGCTGGAACATCGGTCGCTGTAAAGAGTCACGGTTCATATTTCCGAATTACTCGCAATGCAAGTAATGCCCGCTTTGAGGTTCGTGGAACGGGAAGGAACTTTTCTAATGTCACGCTGCTTTCGGACGGCAATGGAGTTTATGTCTCGCCTGAGTTTTTCTCAGCATGGCTTGCCAAATATGATTCTTGCATGATGCTGCGAATTCTCAAGCTGATTGACAAGAACGCTCGTGACAAAGAAAGCCAACGCATTCAGAAAGAAATCTACAGCTTCAAGCCTAACTTCATCCTCGTCACCATTCCTTGAATATGAAACCATTTGATTCCATCCTCGCTGCTCTCAACGAAATTGCAGCTGTCTCTGGCAAGATCGACAAGCAGAAGCTCGTCGAGAAACATCTGAAGGACCCTGACTTTGAACGCGTTGTCGTTCTCATGTTGAATCCGTTCAAGCGTTTCTACATTAAGAACTTTGAACCTCAGACTGCAGCTCCTTCGCAATGGAATGCCGCAGATGCATATGATCTCTTCGAGCGTCTCGCCAACCGAACTCTTTCGGGCACTGATGCTCGCGTTGCTTGCGGGCGAATGGTCGCTGCTGGATTTCCTGCTGACCTGATGATTCGCATTCTTACGAAAGACCCAAAGGCAGGCTTTGGTGAATCTACTGTCAATAAGGCTAAGAAAGGTCTTCTTCCTGACTTTCCTTACATGCGCTGCGCCCTTCCTAAGGATGCTAAGTTCGGCACCTGGGCCTGGAAGCAAGGCGTCATTTCTCAAGAGAAGGCCGACGGTATGTATGCCACTCTTAACAAGTCCAAAGGTGATCTGTCAATCATGTCACGTTCTGGCACGCCGTTCAATCCTGACTCTTTCCCTGCTATCGTCGCCGACTCGGAAAAGCTGTATGACAATACTCAAACTCAAGGTGAGCTGCTTGTCATCAATGCTGACGGAGAAATTCAGCCTCGTGAAATCGGTAATGGCATGCTGAATAAAGTTTGCCAAGGCGGCGAATGGCCTAAGGGTTACTCTGCTATCTATCGCGCATGGGATCAGATTCCTCTTGACCAAGTTTACACCAAGGTCAAGTACAATGTTGGATATGCTGCTCGCCTTCAGAAGTTGCGTGAACAGATTCCAAGCGTTGCTCTGAAGGATGCCGATGCGATCGCAATCATTGATACTCGTATCGTTCGTTCTATGGAGGAAGCGAAGGCTCACTATGCCGAAATGCTTGAAGCTGGCAAGGAAGGAACCATTCTGTCCGAACCGAACGCTCCTTGGATTGACTCTACTTCCAAGTTCAAGATCAAGTTCAAACTGACCGCTCCTTGCGAACTCCGCGTGACTGGTTGGCGTAAAGGAAACGGCAAGAACTCCGAGCTCTTCGGTTCTCTGATCTGTGAATCTGAAGACGGCCTACTTGAAGTCGCAATCAGCGGATTCAAGGATGCACACCGTAAGGAAATTCATGAAGCAATGGATGTCTGGGTTATCGGTTCTATCGTAACTGTTGATTCCAACATGATCATGGCTCCTTCTCGCGAAGGCAAGAAGTGGTCTCTGTTCCTCCCACGCTTCGCTGAATTCCGTAAGGACAAAGACAAGGCCGACACACTCGAGAAGATCAAGGAACAATTTGAAGCTGCAATCTCATCTATCTAATTATGAAAAAGACACTACTGCTTATCGCACTTGGACTAACGCTTGTTAGCTGTAGTTCTCGCAATGCAATGAATAATGTTCGAAGCACGTTTCCTGACGGAGAAATTACTACGATCCCAGGTAGCACTTCCGAGTTCATTGTTCGTGATGCCGACAATTCTGTCTGGATTGTCGTTGATCATGGAGTTGAAGGTTCAACTCGAATGGATAAAGCTCTGCTAATTCCTGCTCCAAAGAAATGAGTTTCGCCGACCCAACGCAAACTCCTCCTGACAAAAAGGAGCCTGACGAAGAAAGAGAATACACGTTCAGTTCCTTCCTAGGATGCCTGATTGTTGACGGAGTCCTACAAGGTGCAATGGCATTCTGGTTCAAAGCTCTAATCGAACCTTTCAATGTAGTGAACTTCAATGTATGGCTTTTCTGGCTAGGACTTGTAGTTCTGTTCGTTTCTCTTCACTGGCATAACAATCATACAGCTGCAAAAGCGCTACTGTATCAACTTGGTCTAATGATCATGTTCACAATCTTCAAAGTAATCATCATATGAGTGTAAAACGATATTCGTTCCTTGCAGGACAATTCAGAGAAAATGAGAACGGGAAGTGGGTCTCGTATGAGGACTACAAAGAAATGTCAGACTATGCTGACAAGCTTGTCGAGTTTGGAAAACTTCCATGTCTGCCTGCGGACCTCGAGAATCTACGAACAGCTAATGCTCAGTTCGCAACTGAAAACGAAGAACTGAAGCGAACACTTGCGGAACTTCGTAAAGATCTTATCCTAGCAACTCTATGATCAAAGCAGATGTCGCAATTAACACGTATTGGGTCAAGCTCTATATGTCTGGTCCGATTGAGGTAGCAAAACAAGTTTGTCGAAAAGAATGTTTACGCGAAGGTCTCTGTGTTATGATTGAACCTACGACATACATTTACACCGGCGGAGAAGAAAGCGGATTCGTAATTGGTCTTATCAACTATCCAAGGTTTCCTTCTACATTGCAGGTAATCTATGAACGTGCTATCAAGCTTGCAAATATCCTGCTTGAAGAAACGCATCAGAGTTCAGTTCTGATTCAGACTCCTACCGAAACTCGTTGGCTATCTCGTCGTGAAGCTTAATCTGCTAATTCGTAAGGAAGACGACTTCCATGATATGCTTTTCAATGGAAAGCAGCGACATGAACTCTCTGATGAGGAATTCGAGGCATATCTCTCTCGCTTGTTGGAATTTACCCGACATGCTGCGAAAACGGGTCTGATTCCGCTTTCGAACATCGTAAATGCTCTTCCTCCGTGCATTTCCGGGAAAAATGGGAAAAAATCCTGGATTTTGTGAAAAAATATGAAAAATTCTTCATTTTTTTATTTACAGACCGCTAAAAATGTAGTAGAATAATCCCGTAGACAGTAAACCACAAAATCAATACATTATGTTGAATCGAATCGAAGAAATGATGGACTTCCTCAACGAACTCCCTGAGGCGAAGGAAGGTTTTTCAGCCAAGACCATGTACGAAACCGGCATGAAGTTCGGGCTGACTTGTAAAGAAGTCAAGGACAATCTCCTTGGCAAGAATCGTGCTCTGGCACGCGGCAAGTATCCTGCGATCATGCCGAACATCGACTTCTCGAAGCTCCCTGAGCCGAAAGTCAAGAAGGCCGCTGCAAAAGCTCCGGCGAAGGGTAAGAAGGTCGCGAAGCGCAATGTCTCGACCGCAGTCGTTGCGAAGACTGAAGCCAAAGACGAGGCCAAGTTGGCCGAGCGTCGTGAGCTGATCAAGAGCATCGCAAAGCGCCATAAGGCCGAAGACGCGACCGTCGCTGAACTCTCCAAGGGTAACTCCAACGGAGCAGACGAAAATGATGCGGCAGTCATCGAAGAACTGGAGAAGCTGACCAAGGCTTCTACTGTGAATCCGCTCAACGCATAATTCACAACCGTCTGTCTTCCAACTAACGCCCGCATGACACTTGCTAATCAGATTTCAAATCTCTCCGATGCTGAACTGTTGCATCAATTAGCAAGTGCATGCGGGTGGGAAGTTCGACAGGAAGGAGCATGCATCTGGTATGTTAATCCTCGAGAAGGCGGGAAACTAGTGAGCGGAGCTCATATCTCTCATGATCATACAGTCCAAAACGGACTAAGATTTCTAGAGCCCGACCAAGATGTCGAGTTCGTTAATTATGTTGATGACCGAACAGTCACTCGGTATGACATGATTACTGCTTCTGCTCGCCTTAAGGCAGAGGGCATACTTTACGCACTTTCAAAATTTCCATGAAGATTCCCAAGAACAGATCTATTTGGCTTTACGTCGGCAAGCCGCCTGGTCGAAACATGCCACACATGGTAATCGACGCTGACCCAAAAGAAGAGACTGTGACTACATGGTCTTCTTTTGATAAAGACCCTACGAACGGAGGATATTCCTGGCACGGAAAGATCTCTGACTTTTTCAAACAATTTGAACCTGCTCAAGAAGTGGGTGCATAATCACAAACACTAATATGAAACTAAACACACAACTAATTGATGAACTCATGACGAATCTCCGTCATCGTGTTGTCTCGCTGACATTCACGAAGAAGGATGGAACGTCCCGTGAGATGAACTGCACTCTTAGCGATACACTTATTCCGTCGGAGCATACTCCCAAGGGAACTGGTCGTGTCATCGAAGATCAAGAAGAACCGACCGCAGTCCGCGTTTTTGATGTGGATGTCCAAGGTTGGAGAACGGTAATCTTCGACAATATCACTAACATCGAAGTTCCAGCGTAAATGAAATTCTCATCAAGCTTTGAACTCGCTCATAGATTTGATCGGTTCTCAACTGATGTGAACGCTATTTACAAGAAGTTTCGTAAACAGATACCTTCCCTCAAAAAACAAAAACTTCCGGACGAAAAGATGTTCGCGGAAGTTTTTGTTTTTTGGTATCTGGATGAAGAGGGGAATAAATTGTACTTACAATCATAATGGCAAAAACATCAGGAGCATTTAGAGCGGGGCGCGTCTTAACACCAGACGCAAAGTGGACAGGAGAAGAACCTGATTGGCATGGCTGGGAAAAGTGGCCAATCGAAAAGTTCATGTCAGAGCGTATGCGTATGCTCAAGTTCTACGGTTACTATCTGACGCAAGCAGACCTCAAGCCTGCAGTGCTTGATTACATGAAGCGTCGAGGTTATTCCAAGAATGATATCTCATTGCTTCGAGCTGCTAATCCAACTGTCATGCCGACTACGATTGGTAAGCTTATTCGCGCAATGGACAAAGGCATGCCATCAATTCATCCAAAGGCAGATGAATACTTTGCGTCTTTACCATTCACTGATCCTGAGAATCCACCAAAGCCTCGGTGCGATCACTCTACTATTTCAAAGGAGCTGCATGCCGTATTGGATTTCCTTCGTAAAGAAGATCCTTCGCATGATTCTGACTCTACGGAAGTAAAGGTGAAGAAGCCAACGCCAAATCCACAAGAACGACTGAAAGCAAAAGTCGAAAAAGAAGTCATTGCTAAGCTGGAAGAAATGCTTGATGACTGGTGTGGTAAAGCTGCCCAGACTAAGGTTGATCCAGTTGCATTGACATCATACATTCGAGACGGTAACATTCCGCCCGCTGGATGTAAATACATTTCTGACTGGGTGCAGCGGCATATCTCTGAAATGCAGGAAGCATATGACAAGACATGTCCTCAGATGGTTGAAGGATATTCATATCTGTCTCGTCCTGCTCTGAAGAATCGTATCACGAATCTTGAAGGCATGCTTGCAGAGATTAGCAAGATCACGTCTGTTGCCAAGACAATGCGTAAGGTCCGCGTTAAGAAACCGAAGGACGCTACGAAGCAGGTTACTCGACTCAAATATCAGGAGAACTCCAAAGAGTATGATATCACGTCAGTCAATCCAGCACGTATTCCTACAGCACATCGACTGTTCCTCTTCAATACGAAGTATCGAACACTTGGAGTTTATGTCGCGGACGGACCGAAAGGATTTGAAGTCAAAGGCACTTCTCTGAAAGGATTCTCTATGGCCGAAAGTTATGTCCTTGGACTACGCAAGCCAAAAGAGGTTCTCAATATCATCTGTTCTTCTACACCAAAGCAGATCGACAAGTATCTCGCCGATAAGCTCAAGACTAAGAAGCGCAAAGCAAATGGTCGAATCAATCAACAAACAGTACTCCTTAGAGTCATAGAAACACGTAACTAATGTTAGAACAAGAACTCGAACAAATCAAGTCATCACCGTCGTCCAAACTAATCAAACCAGTCATAACAAAACAAGACTTAGTGACTCGCACTGAGTTCCTTGTTAAGAATGATAGTCTTTCTTATGTAGAGGCTATCATTCATATCTGTAATGATCTTGACATTGATCCTGAAGATATTGCAAAGATCATTCCGCCACCGCTGAAAGAAAAGCTTTTGGTAGAAGCTCAGCGGAATCATAACGTGCCAGTCTCAAGTAACACAGGATCACTATTCGATGATTGTATCGGCTAACGCGCGAGCGAACCCGCTGACGGTTTACTCAACATACATTGCAGTAAAGCTGCACTTTGAAAGAGGGTCTTATGATGCCTTCAAATACAATTTCAAAGGTCCGCACAAAAAGACTCAGACCTTTCTGAAGTCCAAAGACAAGTACGTGTATGAAAAGCTAGCGCAGCGTTATCCGAAGATGAACGAACTGATTCACTTCTTCCTTGCGAATATCCTAGCAGGCAACACCTGGATTCGCGACATGACCGATGAAGCATACATTGAATGGCTTGGTCGAGTGCAGAGTATGACGTATCGGTTTAACACTGATATGAATAAGCTTAGAGAATATGCAGGTGATCGAGAACTTACGTTTGATGAATGCCTCGTTTTCAATCAAGCAACAATGCAAGTACCAATCCTTTCATTGATGCAGAAAGGAATCATTAGCGAAGAAAGCGTAGTAGCTATCGATGTTTTGGTTGGATTTCTGAATCGAATAAATAAAAATCCGGTATCTGATCCACTTGGAATTCTAAGTGATACCGTCTATCGCTTGCAACAGTACAAACCGTTCATTCGATCGAGGGTCAACATCGCCGCTTCTAAAAATTCTATCATAAATTTGTTTACAGACATAAGCAAATAGTATAGAATAGATAGAGGTCATACAATAACACAAACACACAATACAAACACATGTCATTTGCTACACTAAAGAAAAACGGCTCATCTGCAATCACCAAGCTTGTTGAAGCAGCTGAGAAAATCAATGCACCAAAGGGGAATTACGGTAAGGAAGATTACTGGGCTCCTACGGTGGACAAAGCAGGAAACGGTTATGCAGTCATTCGCTTCCTACCTGCAAAAGAAGGAGAAGACATCCCATGGGTTCGCTATTGGGATCACGGATTCAAAGGCCCAACTGGTCGTTGGTACATCGAAAATTCTCTTACTTCAATTGATCAGAACGACCCTGTTTCTGAAGCTAACAGCGTTCTTTGGAACTCTGGAAATGAAGACGATAAGAAGATCGCTCGCGATCGTAAGCGTCGTCTCCACTATGTTTCTAACATTGAGGTTATCTCTGATCCAGCTAACCCAGAGAACGAAGGCAAGATCTTCAAGTTCAAGTATGGCAAGAAGATCTTTGATAAGATCATGGACGTCATGCAGCCTCAGTTCCCAGGTGAAGTGCCAGTCAATCCATTTGACTTCTGGGCAGGTGCGAACTTCAAGCTGAAGATTCGTAACGTCGAAGGATATCGTAACTACGACAAGTCGGAGTTTGATAAGCCTTCCGAGCATCGCGGTGGTGATGACGATCAACTTAAGGAGGTCTATGAAAACCTCTTCTCTCTCCAGGAGCTTGTTGATCCAAAGAACTACAAGTCGTATGCTGAGCTCAAGGCTAAGTTCCTTGCGGTCATCGGTGAAAGCGAAGCTAATGCATCGCTTACTACTGCTGAATCAATCGAACTTGATAACACCAAGGCAGCACCTTCGGCTGGTAAGTCTGCTCCAGCTCCTGACTTCGAATCGGCAGATGCTGACGAAGACAGCGATGGTGGAGATACACTAAGCTACTTCGCAAAACTCGCAAAGGGCGAGTAATGTAACCATGCGGTGTTGGATGAAGGCCTACGGGTCGTAAACAACTGTCAGCTGTAAAAAGCAAAGGACGCATACACTAAAAGGCCGCTCGGATTGATTTCCGAGCGGCCTCTTTGTTTACATATTTGAAAGACCAAGAGCTGATCCTGGAATGATAGGATCGAATGTGGACGTGTTATTGTTCACGTTTGAGGTATTCATATTCGTAACGTTTCCTCCCATTTGATTGATGATGATCGGAGAGTTTGTAGCTGAAGCTGACGATTCAGCTAAGATTTGACCAGAGCCCGATGGAGAACCTTGCATAGCTGGTCCTTTCCATTTCCAATCATTTGCTTTGTAGTCTTCCCAGTTTGAATAGCCAGCTGCCATTGCTTTTGCTTGCTTATCATACGGATTGACTCCACCTGTAGAATCATTTAGTCCCTGACCTGCTTCTTTTGGCATGCCTGCAAAATCATAGACTGCATCTGGAATTGCTTTCGCAACCCAATGCATTGGATCTGACCATGCTTCATCTCCAGTTCTTTTTGGTAGGATGCTCTGAAGAATCTTCTTGTAAAGATCGTCTCTCCAAGCAAGGATTGATTCACCCATACTTGATAGACTGCCTAATGGATCAGAGAAGAAGCTTGCAATTGCATCAATTGTTCCTTGAACAAATCCAACGACTTTATCAATGAGCATTTGACCGAAGTCTGCGAACTCGGTTAATCTGTCGCTTACTCCCGACGATTCCATTACGCCTCCAAAGAAATCACCAATACCGCTAAAGAAGTCTCGAACCTTTCCAAGGAAGAAATCTCCAAGGCTGAGGAACTGGTCACGAACACCTTCAAGCCATGGACCTAATTCATCAATCAGGCCTTGCATTACATCCGTCGCAAAGAGAATAAGATTAGCGATCCAAGTAGGCGCTTGTTCTTCAATGTAGTTCCAGAGATAGACAGCCTGTTCACCTAAGAACTTCGGTAGGTCCCAGAATAGACCTTTAATCGCTTTTCCAATAAGTGGAATAGCTTCCTTTAGAATAGTGAAAACGAGATTTCCAATGTTAGCAAAGTTATCAAATAGACCTGTGAAGATCGCCTTGATACCACCAACAAATCTCTTTGAGTCAAGCGTGAATAAACCCGCAATCATATCAACGAATCCGCCAATCACTTTGTAGATGTTATCAAAGAATGCTGCAATTGCTGGACCAAAAAGTTTACCGCTTTCGCCCATGCCAAGTTTATCAAGAACCCAGCCAATCATATTAGCAATGCCTTTGACAAGTGAACCAATCAGTCCATCAATTGCTCCTGTGAGAGCTCCTTTGATTGCTCCAATAACGCCGTCTTCTTCAAATCCTTTGATGCCACCTTGAATAGCACCGATCACTGATGTAATGATCGAGACTGCAATCGCAATTGGACCTGCAAATCGAATTAGTGTTTTTCCGAAGTGCAGGAAGTTCTTAGCAAACTTTGTGATGCCAGCGAACATTGATACGATTGGAGCAAAGGCACCAGCAAAAGCTCCTTTCACTGAATTTGGAATCAAAGCACCAATTGCACCACCTAGAGCAGAAAAGAAACCGTCTCGAATTGGAGAACGTTCTTCACGTTCTGTTGGTAATGGCGGCGGACCTGTAGATCGTCTTTCACCATCTCCTAATTTCGCAAGAGCAGCAACCATCTCTCGTCGGTTCTCTTCTTCCTGAAGTTTATTTCCAATGAGATCGTCTTTTAGGTTGATAAGTGTATCTTTGATCGCATACACAATATCAAACATGAAGCCATAGAACGTATTTGCTTCTTCAACGTTAGCCTTAGCCAGACTAGAATTAAGCACGGGATTGAAACCATCCAGCGTCTCAAAGACGAGTTCGTTAGTTGCACGGTTCTCTTTTAGTTCCGTTGCGATCGTGCTGATGGCTTCCTCGTTGTTCATTTCTTAGCGTTGCGCTTTGCTTCCTCTTCTTTAAGGTGATTGATTAACATTGATACGTAAACTTCTCTCTCCCATGGAAACATCATTTCGAGTTCTGATAAACTGTACTTATGATGTTGTACTAATGCGAAGTTGGTCTGATAGTAATTGACTAGAGAGTCATGGGAGAGACTTATGCGAAAAAACTTTTAACACCAGTAAGTGTTACTTCGTTCTCATGTTTGCATTCTTCGTTAGTGCAAGTAAACTTGACTTTCATTGAAATCTTTGGAGTAGCTGCAATGTACTCTTCAATCTGTTTCATGTGACTGCGGCTCAAAGATGAAACGAAATTGACAAGTTCTTCCTTCTTCGTTTCATCAGTTAGGTAAACTCCGTTTGAATCGAAAATCGCATGAATGGATGCAATGATTGAATCACTGAAAATGTCAGCCGATGATTTCTTTTCATCAGTTAGCGACGCAAGATCGCGCACACGAACATGTCTCATCGTAATGCCTACAGTATCGTTAAGCATGATGTTGACAGGCTTATCAGATACGACAGGAATCTCTACGTCTTCCAGATTGACTTCTACTGGGACGTAGGTGTCACACTTATCACATTTGATCTTGATCGTAGTAGTTTCACCTACTGACTTAGCACGAAGCTTAAGGAAAAGATATTCAAGGTCGTATGATGTTAGTTCGTTTGGATCAATCTTGTTAAAAGTACATGCCTTAACAATGTCCTTCATTGCTGACATCATCTCGCGAGAGGAGTCAGACTCTTGAGCCATCATCAGAACCTTTTCTTCCTTTACAAGGAAAGGACGGTATTCAATCGTCTTGCCATTCGAAGGAAGACGAACACTATATTTTGGAGCTTCTAGAATTGGTAATGCCATAATCTAATTTATTGGAGTTTGCGATGTGTAAAGTTATTGTATGAGAATGTCACTGAAAGTTTCTGAGTCTGAAGGTCAGCATTGTTATCAAACACTAGTGGCTGAACTGAAACTGGATATGCTCCTTCAAGTTTTGTCTCGTAGACTCCACGATCCTGCTCGTCAAGTTGGCGAATTAAAATAGTCGTCTTGAAATCTTCATCATAGTTAATATGATACTTTTCATTATCAATGATTTTGTTCTGCCACTTATCCATGATACGCTTCACGTAATAATCGTTAGTGACATTGAAAACACAGTTAACATCTTCCTGGACAAAGCTATAAGGAATCTTGATTGAATGTCCGTAGATAGCCCATTCTTGAGTAAGGATTTGCTTACCTGGCATTAAAGAACTTTCGCATAATAGCGTAAGATCTCGTCCACGGTCTTCCTCTTGAAGTCCATTTGGAAGC